TAAAATCGACGAACAGTCTCCTACCACAGAAGCTGTTGATTCTACAGAGTGTATCGCCTGCCAATAAACTACTATGTCCAAAAAGAAATTAAAATTAACAGACCCACGTCCATCGTACAAGCCATTTAACTACCAGTGGTGCTACGAAACGTGGATGGATCACGAACGCATGCATTGGGGTCACTGGGAGGCCCCTCTCCTGGAGGATGTTAAAGATTGGAACACCAAATTAACACAGTCTGAACAAAACTTCTTGACCCACATCTTCAGATTTTTCACTCAAGGTGACATCAGTGTAGCAAATGCATATGTGATGAATTATCTACCGGTATTTCCCCAACCAGAAGTTCGGATGATGTTGTTAAGTTTTGCGGCTCGTGAAGCTACTCATATTGCAGCATACTCTAACCTAGTGGAAACGCTAGGAATGCCTGACACAATCTACAATCAGTTCTTAGAATATGATGCGATGCGTGAAAAATACGAATATGTTGAGAATTTTATCGGAACTGACACCGAGTCCATTGCTCAACAGCTAGCAGTATTCTCAGCATTCACTGAAGGTATGCAATTATTTTCATCATTCATCATGTTATTGAACTTCCCCCGTCACGGAACGATGGTCGGCATGGGCTCGAATATCTCTTGGTCGATCTTGGATGAAAAGGTCCACGCCGATTCGATGATTAAGTTGTTCCGTGTGTTTATTGAGGAAAATCGACACATCTGGAAAGATAGCCTGAAGAGTCAACTCTATACAATTGCAGAGCGCATGGTTGATTTGGAGGATAAGTTTATCGATCTCGCGTTTGAGATGGGTGAAATGAAAGACCTTACGGCAGCTGATGTGAAGTTGTATATTAGGTACATTGCAGATCGCCGATTGATCGCCCTTGGATTAAAGGGGATATTCAAAATTAAAAAGAATCCGCTACCATGGGTAGAGCAGATGATTGATAGCGTAACTCACGGAAACTTTTTCGAACAAAAAGTATTTGAGTATTCCAAAGGTGCTACAGAGGGTGATTGGGATGACGTCTGGGGCCAATACAGCGGTGATGATGCTCCAATGTTTGGTTCAGCAGATCGATATGTTGGAATTCCAGAATTTACTGTATATTCCAAACCCGGCTGTCCACAGTGCGATCAAGCTAAAGCGCTACTGACAAACAAGGATAAACAATTTATAACCAAGATGTTGGATGTTGACTTCACGCGTGACGACTTTAGTGAGAAGTTTCCAAGCGCTCGAAGCTTCCCGCAAATAGTGTGCCCTGATGGCACCCCCATTGGCGGACTGCCTGATCTGCATAAATATCTCACTAATTTGGTTGTGAATTAATAAAATGCCAGGAACCTACGTAGTCGACCATAGCGACAATACAAAACCACAGATTATAATTCCCCCACTGAGTTTCGACCACTCAACATCACTCAAGATGGTTGGGTATCGATCTCCAGTGTACGGTGAATTGATTTGGGAGAATATGCTCCATACAATGGAGCACTTCGCGAGTGATTATCCCCCTGTCAACCCAACCCCGGGGCAGATGTGGTATGATACTGGAGCCCAGGAGTTGAAATTGTACGACTCTGTTGGAGTCTGGCAATTAGTCTGGCCGATTCCTGAGGAAGTGATTGTTAGCCCAAGTCAACCACCTACGGAAATTGGGTTATTGTGGCACAATACCGCGGTCAATAAGTTATACATCTGCGACACAGCTGGCACATGGCAATTAGTCTGGCCCACCCCCGAAGAGGTTATTGTTAGCCCAGTTCAACCAGCGTACGAAACTGGTCTACTCTGGCACAATACCGCAACCAATAAGTTGTATATTTGTGACACCAATAACGCATGGCAATTAGTCTGGCCAATTCCTGAGGAAGTAATCGTTAGCCCTAATCAACCAGCAAATGAAACTGGTCTACTCTGGCACAATACCGCTGCTAATCAACTCAGAATCTGTGATGTGAATAACATCTGGCAATTAGTCTGGCCAATTCCTGAGGAAGTAATCGTTAGCCCTAACCAGCCAGCAAATGAAATTGGTTTGCTCTGGCACAATACTGCAGTCAATAAGTTATACATCTGCGACACAGCTGGTACATGGCAATTAGTCTGGCCGATTGAGCAACCCTATCCAGCAGTTTGGGTTAGCAACCCCAGCACACTGATTGGTGCTGGGATTTGTCTGGCTGTCGGTGCCCAATGGTATCAATACGACACAGGGAATGGTGATGGTGTAGCAATCTTCCGAGGTAGGGACTTTGCAACTGAAGCTGGAGGAGTTACAATTCCCTCTGGCAGCAATCCACCCGCGTATCTAAGTTATTCATATACAAATCCGACAAATCAATCGGTACTATTTGAAGCAGACCTCACTGGACACGGCAATTTGTATTATGGATTACCCAACGCCGCATTTGGTTTGGTTTATACAATCGGTGAGAATTTAAATATAACAATGCCTGCTGGATACAGTGGTAATGGTGACCCAAATCTACAAGGCACGATGAGACAGGATGTGTACTCTTCGGGCCTCAATACGCGAAGTGCTGGCGGCTTCGACGTCTACACAGAATCTACTGTATCAGGAGCGAGATTTTTCAAAGTTATCCCACCTGGTGGAACGGTGACAGTATACGCTCAATGGTGGGGCATTCTATATCAAGCCCATAGTTGGAACGGATACGCTGTAATTCACGGCAATATGGCAATGAAAGTTAAAGTAACACGCGGAGGAGCATATCTATGATAACAAAATATTACACACTAGGTGAACTCAATGACTCATTTGGAACAGGTCTAACACTTGCGTGTTACAATCAAGATGACAATGGTGAGTGGATTGGTGTAATGCGAACTACAGATGGTAGTGTATTTTTGGGGTACAAGCCCACAGAGATCTCAGAAGCTGAATATATTACCCTGCAACAACAAATTGCTTCCCCCGACATGATCACTTACTTTCCTGGTAAATTTCCAAGGGTTGGTGTAGTTGACAAGACAACCTATACCAAACTACAAAAAGAGCAGGCAAAGCTACAAAAAGTATATGATAAAGAACAACTCAAACTATCTACAGAGCAAGCTGAGAAAGAAGCCGCACTGTGCGCTAAGCTAGGAGTTACCAGTGATGAGTTAAAATTACTTGCAAAAATAGCACTAGCAACGTGACGTATCACTCATCGCACTAAATAAACAATACTACAACCAGAGAAACTGCCATCCATCATGCCAGGAACCTATTCAGTCGAACACAGCGACCCAACAAAAACCCCCATATCCATCCAACCCCTTGGTATAGATATGAGCACATCACTGACACTTTTAGGTTACAGATCTCCTGTATACCAAGAAGCTGTTTGGACAAACTTCTTACAAATGCTAGAGCACTTTGCTCGCAATTCTCCACCCATCCATCCAATTGCTGGACAAATTTGGTTGGATACAGGAACTACTCCAGGTACACCCAAATTCTATGGTGTAGACAATCTATGGCACACAATCGGATCCGGCGTATACGTAGGACCCACAGCCCCCGCCAACAGCAATACTCTCTGGTACAACCCCATCACTGGTGGTTTATACTATTATGATGGCGCAGCCTGGATCAACACAGTATGCATCGCAGTTGCTGGTGTGTGTGAGTACGACGAACTGGTTGCGCTTGTAAACGCTGACTCAATCGCAGTTGGTCAGACTGAAATCCTACCGTCTCCGACACCGGCTACTGTGTACAGAATTACCGACGCTCAGTGGCAGACTCTGATTAATCGAGTGAAGCAACTTGCATATGCAAAATCTGTTCCAACTGCTACAATCAATGCTGTAGCATTTAACAACTTCCGCCTCTGTTCGGATGCTCGCTGTGGCTTGGCTACAGTATTGAGTGAGTATAGTAAGCTACAAACGCTGTTGAATCAAGCGCTACTGTCACCAACCATTAACACGTCGTGCTTCGAGACGATCACACCACCGAATGCATCAGCTGCTCGCACCGCCGCATGGATAGGGACAATCGCACACACTGTGACTTTGTCATGGGCAGACGCCGGTTCTGTTGGTAGATTTTTTAACACAGGCGGTAAGATTGTCTGGACCGGAGCAGTTACTAATACCAGTAGCGCTGTTGACGTAGCTTGGCAAACAGCGTTAGCTTCAATTCCAAACGTCACGGTCACAAAGAGCAATACAACTCAAGGAGCTCAGACTTCGACCATTGGGTTTGAGGATCTAACAACCGCAAATCAAACAATGTTCTCGCACGTACTAGCTACTCGATCTGTCTTGATTCAAGGCAAAGTTAATACAACAGGAAATGTATTAACTTTAACCATATCATTCAACGACTCAGCTACAGTAACAGGCTCGTTCACAAGTGGAATATCACTCACACGAGTTGGAGCACTGTGCTACAATAATCCGCCTGTAGCATACCCAGCAAGTTCATCTGTTGGTATCGCCTGACCTATTGAACTAAAGCTTCCCCCCAACAAGGAAAAGTTGTACGGTGATTAACACCTGTTGCAACTTTTCCTTGTTTTGAATGTAGGCTATAAGCCTATAGAACTCGCTTATATGTTTGATATTGTACTAATTAGTTATGATGAACCAACCGCTGATTCAACATATGCAAAACTCCAGGAAGACTTCCCATATGTAAAACGCGTCCACGGTGTGGTTGGTATAGCAGCGGCACATTACGAAGCCGCCAAGCTTGCTAGCACTGAGATGTTTTATGTAATTGATGGTGATAATGAACCATTGAGTACGTTTAAGTTTGACACTGAGGTCCAACCTTGGGATCAGGGATATACCCACATATGGCCAACAAAAAATATTGTGAACGGTAGCACGTATGGTTACGGTGGTATAAAATTATTCAACACTCAGTTGATGACCGTAGACAAACCACCCACATGGATTGATTTCTGCTCGACGCGAGGACTCGGCATAAAATGCATGAACACTCCACCCGCAAGTATAACTCATTTTGACCAAACTCCATTCCACACATTCAGAGCAACAGCTCGGGAGGTGTTTAAACTAGCAACCGCTCAACACCACTACGAAACTACCCTATCACTAGCTGAGTTATCGACCAACACAGAATATGCTGATGTGATAGCGAGGCTTAGCCTCTGGCGTACGGATGATCCGAATACTGAATATCAATTGGAATATAACGCTGGGGTTTGTGCTGCACAAACGTGGTATGATCAGAATATAGATCCAACACTCATTAATAATTTCACATGGTTGAGAGACCAATGGACATCACAATCACCCAATGAATACATCACACACTGATCTAGTACTACACCTCACAACTTCTTACTCTTGGGATATATTGAGCGATAACCACATTCCTGCTGCCCTAACCAGTGACCTTGTTAGCGAACTATACCACCAACCAATGCGAGTGCAAGCTGATGCCGTCAGAGACGCACTATCAGAGGGACAACTTGCGAGTAAGATATTAGCTTGCGATATGCTATACAACACAGGTCTCGACCACGACACAGCTCTGGTGGTTGGTGGGTGGTATGGTACACTAAGCAAATTGTTGTTGAGTAAGAAACAAAACTTACACATTACTTCATTGGATATAGACCCAACTGTAGCACCGATCGCAGACGCGTACATCCGTGATCCAAATCGTTTTACTGCTGTTACTGTTGATATGTACGACTTCCAGTTGTACGGTGATTACGGTGTAGTAATAAACACAAGTTGCGAACACATACCTGATCTTCCGATGTGGTTGAGTATGCTTCAACGAGGGCAGACTATATTGCTGCAGAGCAATAATCTATTCGACTGTGAAGGGCACGTCAATTGTTGCAATTCAATATTTGATTTGGTTGAACAAGCACACAAGCATGTTGACATCATTTCATGTAACATACTATACTGTGCTGCATATCAACGGTATACACTATTAGGACAAATCAAATGAGCACCATTATAACGCACGCAGATATTGAGAAGTATCTGACACGGGAAAGATCTACGGGAGAATTCAAACAAGTCCACGAAGCGTGGGTCGCGAATACGGTTAGTAATGCTGTGTCTTGGTACACCACAGCTCCTGAGTCTCCACTGTTCAAGAGTATTCGACAATATACAGATTCTGTTAGTACTACTCCCACCACAACATGACAATAGTCGTTAACCTGTATGCTGGCCCTGGCGCTGGCAAATCAACTACAGCACTACGCCTGACGTATGATTTGAAATTAGCTGGATTAACGACTGAGTATGTGTACGAATTTGTCAAGGACGCTGCTTGGTGGGGACACACAGATGTATTTGATCAGCCTGATTATTGCTTTGCTCAACAACATCGACTATTGCGATCAGTTGTAGGTAAGTGTGAGATTGCAGTATGTGATTCTCCAATCAACTTGCCAGTTGTGTATGCGTCCCAACGCCCATACGACAAATATTGCCCATTCGATGAGTATAGCGCTCTTGTGAACAAAGTGTACAAGAGCTACAATAATGTAAACCTATTCATCGATCGTGGTTCACTACCATACAGTCATCTAGGCAGAAATGAAGATGTAGATCAAGCGAAGGTGATCGATGAGTTGATCACAACTCATCTTATATCTCAAAATATCAAATATATCAAATTTGATCCTAGTAACAAGTTTCAATACGATACAATTTTAAGATACCTACTAAAACAAAAGAAAGCACATGAAAACAGTATCAATTCTACTAACTAACGGCGCTGAATGGATTGCTCAGCAACAAGAGACACTCGACTCCAATACAGTCTTGTCGCTGACAAAAGTCCGCAAACTCCACATCATGCCTCAACAAGGAGGCGGGGTCGGCATGGCACTCATTCCCGTACTGATGAGTAACAATGACAAAGAAGATTTTGAATTGGATCGCAAGCACGTTGTTGTTGTAAGTACTCCACACCCCGATTTTGAGAAGCAGTACCTCACAGAGGTTTCTGGCATTCAATTGATTTAACAAAACTATTATAGGATATAACCATGGCAAGCACAGATAAATTACTTGGAAGTCAAGTACACACCCACTTGAAATCTCTCGGTCTCGAGACACCGACTACAGATAAGGTGAACGCTTCCAGAGCGGAAAAATTAGCCGCTATTGAAGCGAGTACCAAAGCAATGTTAGAAGTGCTTGGTTTAGACCTGACGGATGATAGCTTAACAGAGACTCCGATGCGGGTTGCTAAGATGTGGGTAGATGATATGATGTGGGGGCTTGATTACAACAACTTCCCAAAGTGCACGACCGTAGACAATAAGATGTCAGCACCAGATGAATTTGTTGCAGTCGCAGTTTCTGCGGCTTCTCAGTGTGAACATCACCTTTTGTCCATAATTCCTGCGGGTGGCTTGAACCAACCTTCAATTGTGATCGCTTACATTCCAGCGGATAAAGTGCTTGGGTTGTCAAAGTTGAGTCGAATTGCGAACTTTTTCGCCGCCCGCCCACAGGTACAGGAACGTCTCACACATCAAATTTTGGAAGCTGTCAAGTTTGTCACAAAATCCGACAGTGTCGCTGTGTTTGCATCCATGGCACATTTGTGTATGTCAACACGGGGAGCAAAAGATACAGCTTCGGATACAACAACGTGTGCGATGAGTGGAAAATTTGTAACCGACTCGAGTGTCCGCTCAGAATTTCTGGCCATCGCCCGTCAAAAATTATCATGACCACAGCCCGCAATGACATCACTGGTGACGCACTGATTTCCAAGAAAGCATCAGACTCATATCGAACAGGTTGGGATAGAATATTCGGCACAAAACAACCGAACGTTGAGTGGTCCGACCACGAAGAAATTGAAGAAGATCTGAATCCTGACCTCCATACTGATAACTCAACTGATTAAAGTATACTGCAAATAATTATGACCCTAACGTGCTACCTATAATTAGTATCCGTGTATAAATACTCTTTTAATTAGGAGCACGGATATGGTAATGACGGTACAAGACTACATCGATAAATATGGTAACGATCGAGGGGTTGAGAAATTTGAGGCTACCCAACGGCGATTGGCTATACGAGCACAAACTTACGCCACTCACCCGTATACACGACTAACCAAGGAGTGGTTAGTGTGGAGATATCCACTAGATGGTTTAACTAGATTTAATAATCATGTGAATAAATCCAGGCAGTCGGAAGAAAATATGATTGCTAGGTGGGGTGAAGAGTTAGGTAGAAAAAAATGGCAGGACACTGTCGCTAAGAAGAACACTGTCGCTCTAGTCCGAGCAAGTGGTGGAGAGGTTGCGGTAGATGCAATGCATGCAAAACGAAAAGCTGCTATTGATAAGTATTGGTCCAATCTATCTGAGACAGAACGGCAATACCACATCACGACGAGAGCTGCGAAATCATCCGCAACCAAAAAAGAGCGATATGGTAATAAAACAAAGCTCCAAATTTACATCGACAAGCATGGTGAGCTTGGTCACGAATTATACGCCCGTTACCTCCAGAAAATTTTCAAGTCTATCGGCCATTCGAAGGAAGCTGAAATACTAATCGATCGAGTGTTGTTGGAAAATCCATGGCTATTAAATTACTCGCTGTATTACAGAAGTTCCTCCGACAAATCCAAATGTGAGTGGTTTTTGAGTTCTAAGAGTGGTGTTAATTTTTATGATTTCTGTGTACGTGAAGCCAAATCAATTTTAGAGTATGATGGATTTCGGTGGCACCCAACTAAACAGCAAGCTGAGGAATTTCCTGATGAGCTGATGGAGATAACTGGCATGACATATGCACAAAAATATTCAAAAGACCAAGCTAAAATACAAATGGCTGAAGATCGAGGGTACAAAGTCTTTGTCGTCCGATCTGACTTCACGGAGCAACAAACAGTAGAAGTTCTGAGCGAATTTATTAACTATACTACAGAAAGATTACAATGACCCCACAACATCAGCCAATCGCATACAAATTCACATCCACAAAAGAGTACGTTGACGCATTCCCGTGTGCATATCGCCAGTGGAAATCAGACACCTGGTGCAACACTGTACACGGGTACAGTTTTTCAATGAAGTTTTACTTCGGTACAAATGATCTTGACAAAAGAAACTGGGTTTGTGACTATGGCGGCCTCAAAGAATTAAAACAAGTTTTGGCAGATCAATTTGACCACACACTACTAGTCGCCCAGGATGATCCATATATTACGCTCTATGAAGCAATGCAGAGTGCAGGCATTGCTAAGCTAACGATCCTCCCTAGATTAGGCTGCGAAGGATTGGCGGACATGTTGTACAAATACATTAATGGAGTGTTTATTCCAGATATGTTGGGCCAGGGCGAAGCCGCTCGAGTTTGGTGCTACCGCGTAGAAGTGAGAGAAACACAAGCGAATATGGCCTTTCGGGAAGGTCACAGAGAGTGGAATGAAGACTTGCTCGCTGAATTTTAATCCTACTACAATCTAGCTAACAACTCACAACTCACCTGATAATATTAGGTGAGTTTTATCTTTTTCTTAGTATACAAAACACCCAAATCAATGTACATTGCAGCTAGTAGACACTTCGATCACGTAACCATCTGGGAACAACGCCTGACACCTAACCACGCCCCGACGATTAAGACGGTCAGAGCGCTATACAATTGCTACATCAAGTGTAGCGACTGGTACTCAGCCCACGCCGAGTTTAGTGATTCAGTAGAAGAAGGAACGCCTGATGGAGTGTTAAAAAAGTTTCTGGGGCTTGGTACTACTGCAATTGACGAAACTACCAAATATCAATCAATGTTTGGTGATGATTTGTATGAACTAGAATTCTCAAATAAGAAGGAGATGTCGAAGTTTCTAGATAGCAAACCAATCGATGTTGAGTTATTTGAGAGTGATATTCCACCTGAACTAAAGGCGCTGAGTGCGCTGTATTATAAATGTGAATTGCCTCACATCAACACAACATACTATGACATCGAGGTAGATTACCGGCCCAAAAAGTACGACGCGGACCATAAAATCAAACTTCGCAATATTGGTTCAGAATCCTTCGAAGCTACAGTTTGGGACCTTCGTGATTATAGGAGTGATCCTGATGTTGAGGTGTGGGATGAGCCAGTAAAGAAGTGGGTGGCGGTGAAAAATTCATTGTACCTATACGATGGACCAATCGGATTCAGCTCACCACTCGATCCATACGCACCACTAAACTCAATTGCGTTCTACCACACCTGGAAAGACGAGTACGTCATCTTTTCTGTCCCGCCTAAGTCCTGGACAGGATGCAATGTCGAAGAACTGTTTGACTACAGTTTATTTGAAGATATTGATTCCAAGGTTACAATTGTGTTCTGTAAAAATGAGACTGAGTTGCTAACTCGCTCTGTCGAAGAGATTCAACAATCCGATTTATTGTCTGGATGGAACTCCTCGCGATTTGATGATCCGTACTTTGCTAAACGAGTGGAGATTGTGTTAGGTAAAGAGTGGTTGCAGATGCTGTCATTTCCAAAAGGTAAAGCGCCGTGGTTCCAGACCAAAGAAGTATTCTTCCAAGAGCAATTATTTGTTCAGTTTGATGGCCGCGTCACACTCGACTACATGGAGTTATTCAAGAAGTTTACAGTCGAGGATCGAGACTCGTGGAACTTGGAAACTGTTTCCCAGGACCATCTCGGCGAGCGATTCAAGAAGTTGGATTACGAAGGCACTCTGCACCATCTGTACAACAACAACTTTAGTAAGTTTGTGAGGTACAATTGCCGTGACACTGAAATTCTTCGAGAGTTAGATAAGAAGTATAAATTTATAAATTTAGCTAATACACTAATTCATGAATCTACGTGCCATTTCAAAAACATTGTGGGTACTGTCCGGTCTGCAGAGATGGCTATCAATAATTACTGTTGGTACGAGTTAAATGTTCGGGTCCCTGATACAAAACAGCTAGACGAACAAGGGCAAGCTGCCGGTGCATATGTGTTAGTTCCGCAAACTGGTATGCATAACTGGATAGTTTGTTATGATATAAATTCTCTATACCCAAATACAATCCGCACCGTCAACATTTCACCCGAGACGTTAATCGGACAATTCAGTGAGTTTGAGTCTGCGTGGACTGAGATTAATGCTGGGTCAACCGCCCAATTAACATTTAGATGGGAAAAAACTCAGGAAGTAGAAACTAAGTCAGCTAGAATGTGGAAGGAGCATCTCATTGAACTGAAGTATGCCATTTCAGGGTACGGTACAGTTTTCCGCCAAGATGTTGAAGGCATCATTCCAGCATTACTCGGTAGGTGGTATTCGACAAGGAAGCAATTCCAAGCTCAATCCAAACAAGTATTGGGTGCCATAGCAGCAACGACTGATGCTCATCAAGCGGCATTACTGCAGACAGAGTATGAATTCGCAGATATGACGCAATATGCGATGAAAATTAAGCTCAATTCAGCATACGGTGCATTACTCAATCAAAATTTCCGGTTCTATGATAAGCGGATGGGGCAATCAGTGACTGCAACAGGTAGGTGCATACTCGGGCACCAAATTCGCAAGGGTTGTGAAATTATAGATGGAGATTACAACATCAACCCAATTACTAGTGATGAAGACCCACGGGCGATCAACAACGAGATTGCAAGCCCATGTCTGATCTATGGCGACACCGACTCGGTTGTTGGGGGTACCGCGATTTATGTAAACGGAATTCAAAAAACTATTGCCCAGTTTTACGAGGAGCAGCCAGGTGATTTCATAAAACACGACCCGATTACCAACAATTATGTCAAGCGAGTAGTCGGCTCAACGAGTGTGGGTTTTGATGGGTCCAACCCAGTAACCAAACCCATTAATTATGTCATGAAACATACTGTCAAAAAACGCATGTTTGAGGTTAGGGTAAATGGAGCATCGGTTACTATAACAGCTGATCACTCCATTATAGTCCGCCGCGGCACTGAAATAATAAGCACAACACCGATGAATATAGTAAGGGGGGATAAGTTGATTAGTGTAAATACCCCCGAATCTGTATCTCCATAAACATGCTAACCTTACGAACACTACGCAATAAAGCAACTACATTCAACCTAGACATATCAGATATCGACTTAATTAAATACCAGCAGTTGAGTAAGCAATTGGAAGATAGTGGGAACAAAAATCACCACAAGTTTACGTATAACTTCTTGAAATATGAAATTCATAAGATCGAACCTAATATGTTTGATCGGTATTGGAGGATTGTTATTGAGCATAAAGGAGGGTTATCCCACACATATGACCGCTACGTATTATCATACGGCGCTTACGCAGATGCAAAATGGGCCGCACGTCGGGCATTCATGGCTGAAAAAAATACATTTGTGTATAAATCGCGTACACATGGGTGGACCCTCGATCAGTTTGATGAATACAACTCAACCAGAAAGCAGACTAAAGAAAGAATGATCGCCCGCCATGGTGAACAAGAGGGGTTGCTTAGATGGACCAGTTATGTCGAGAAGCAACGAACTGCAGGAGTATCCCTACAGTGGTTCCAGGACAAGCATGGGGTGGATGAGGGGTTGGTAGTATGGGATGCGCTATGTAAATCTAAAGCCCACACAATTGACAACTATATCCAACGGTATGGGGATATTGAGCTTGCTACTCAGAAATTGGTTGAGAAGTTCTCAAATCAATTTAACTTTTATTCCGTAAAGTCGCAAGTATTGTTCGACTTAATAGTCAATGACTTACAGCTTCCGGATGAGCACGTATATTACGCCACAAAAAATACCGAATTTGGGTCATTTGACCCGTTGGGTAGACGATTTTACAAATATGATTACGTTGATACCAACCACAAGATTTGTATAGAATTCAACGGGGATCACTATCATGGGAATCCAACGCTATATGGTCCAACCGACTTCCCAAAAGCACTCCGCGGTAGAGGCAGAAAAACCGCATCTCAGTGTTGGGACGCAGACGCTAAAAAACTTGCCCACATACAAAGCCGGAACTATCGCACTATAGTAGTGTGGGAGCGAGATTTTGATCGTGATCCCAGCCACGTGCTTGACATAATACGTGCAGAATATAAACTACCACCTCGTGATCCCCCTGAAGAGTAAAAAATAGATGAATATAGTTGAGACAGATAATTTTGAAATTATTGATTTGGGTCTACAAGAGCTTGATGTGTACGACATTGAGGTTGATGGGGTACATAATTTTTTCGCCAACGGTATATTGGTGCACAACAGTTTGTATTGTTCACTCAGTGAGATAATCCCACCCAATGCCAATCCAAACCTTGTAGTTAAGATTGCTGACAAGATAGGTCATGAGATCAATGCCTCATTCCCCGCGTACAATCGATCAGCATTCTTGGTACAACCCGGGTTCGACCAGCACATTAAAACTGGTAGAGAATTGGTTGCTGATAAAGGATTTTTCATTCAGAAGAAGCGGTATGTCATCCATGTGATCGACAAAGAAGGCAAGGCCAAGGATGAACTGAAGGCTATGGGGGTCGACATGCGCAAGACTACGACCCCCCGCCCCGTCAAAGCATTCCTGCGATCTACGTGTCACAAACTGCTTACAGGAACCCCTGATGAAGAGCTAGATGATTTTATCATGGAATATCGTGACGAAATGATTGACGAGATTGATCTAATGGATCTTGGCCTTCCAAAAGGTATCAAGGGAATTGAACAGTACACAGCCTCGTTTAGAGACTACCCGACTACCCGACTACCCGGCCATGTATCAGCAGCAATTTTATATAATGATTTTAGACAAGCAGCGGGAGATACCGAGTCGCTGTTAATATCGAGTGGTATGAAAATTAAAATTTTCAAGTTGAAGTATGAAATGGAACACGCCGGTCGTATGTTTAAGGCGATTGCTGTCCCGACAGATGAGGAGATGATCCCTCACTGGTTCAAGGATGAATTCTTTGATAAAATCGATAGGCAACGCCACGTCGGTATGTTGGTTGACAATATGCTGCATAATATGTTCGATTCGATTCCCAGACAAGTACCCACTCGCCAAAGTAAGGCGTATGAGTCTGACTTCTCGTTTTGACGCTTTTGTATAAATAGACCACAGACCAACAGTGGCCATACGCACATGAGTATATCAATAATTGTATCTTTATTAAGACGAGTACCACTCGCCGCCTGGGGGTATGGCGTATGTTCGATAGTCATTATCGTCATGTATGGTATGCTGCAACACTCACAATCAGTGGTATCTAAACTCGAAGTCAAAGTTAAACAACAAGAAACAGATTTAATTGTTGCTTCAGAGTTGAATACCCAACAAGCAGATAGCTTCCGAGACACAATAGCACTCCAAAATGCGGCTGTCAACAAACTCAAGACCCAAGTTATTGAGCAACAAACGAGAGTAACCACTGCTGAAAAGTCCAACCAACGAGTGGTTGTCGATGGCAACCGCAAGATTGCGACTATTCGCCAGGATGAAAATATTGCCCTTACTTGTGTTGATGCAATTAGTGTGCTAAGAAACCTAGAGGCCTTACAATGGAAAAAATAATTTTACCTGTAGTGTTGTGTGTACTACTCAGTGGATGCTTTGCGCTTCCGAAATCTAAGTTTGTTCGAGTAGAAACTCAAGTTGTTGAAGTGCCTGTTGCATTAGATCTACCCAAAGTTGTAGTGCCGCACCGCCCCGACCTAGAAATTGCTAAAATCACTCCCACAAGCTCAGTATCAGAGTTGGTAATTGCGTATAGAGTCACAATTGTACAACTACAGACCTATGCTAGTCAGCTGGAAGCACTGTTGAATGCAGTCAACCAAACCCCATCGAAGTAGTGTTGTGATCACATGAGACTCGAAACTGTACTCGCAGAATCTGCACTAAGCACATCACTATTAACAATTGCAGCTGGATTCGCAACAGGGATAGTTGCTTTTAACATGAACAAAAAGCTCAAAGTGATGATCCCAGCTAGCAAGAAGTTTCAGGATATCGTGAAGTTGCCTCCTTATCAACGAACATCACTCACATTCACTGCGGACGACAAGAAAACGATTGATGAAACTCAACACCTAGTGGATATGCTCATCAAGAAAGCATCATACAAAATATCCAAGACCGGCACAGGTATCCTCCACAAATCGTGGGAATTGCGGCTCTGAGTTCTTAACACCACGCAGATAAATAATTAACTAACTACAGTAGTAACATACCATGGCATCATTCTCAGACTCTACATCAGCATACGTTGTGTTGGTAAACAACACAATCCACAGCATAACTAGTGAACGCTCTATTGCAGATGCGATTTCAGCAGATACTAGAGGGAGTGTAGTACAAGCATTCCCAATTATCACATCATACCAACCTCAAGTAGCAGTGACAGAAGCACACGATGTGCCAACATTTGGTGAATTTTTGGATAGCTTACCTAATAAGACCACAATCCCAACAATCGCCGATATTTTCAAAGGCAAAAAAACGGCAAGCAAACTGACGTCTATTTCACATGATGTGAAACAAGACACCAATACTGCGTATGTAGTTGCAGATACCCTTGCTGTGATCAACCACCCAACTCCATGATACTGTCCGGCTTACAATTGGCACTACTAGCCCAACTGTGGCAATCACGAGATTCAGCGATTGATTGTTATAACTTGGTAAATGCTAACACCAAGACACTGTCTTTTGGCAAACTCTTGGAATCCGAACACTTGATTTCAATAGGCCCCGAGAGTGTTGTCGTGGATGTAGTTACAACTCAAGCGAAGTGTGTTGAGTATGGTATTATCGATGATGTTGGAGAGTTGACAGAATTGGGGCAGAGCTACATCAACATGGTGATTACCGAATCATTACAAGCGATGTTTCTTCACAATCGAGCAAAACGACACTAGCGGTTCTCCACTGGTGAGTACCTGTGTTGTTGGTAACGATACGTAGTGGGTATAAAATTTAGAACTGAGACTTTCCTCAACGACACTAGCGATATACAAACTGAAGTAATGGGTCGCCGCCGGCACCTCTCCGCAGATTGTAGTAAAGTCCTGCCACAACACCTCGAGTGATAATATTATGTGGGTACATGATTGATCTACTAAAAAACCTTTCACGTGATCGTCAATTAAAACATCTGGAAAAAAAGTATGTAATTTTCCGTTGCGGGTAATGGTCTGTAGTTTCTTCACGTGTATGTTGAGCTGAGTGCTGAGATATTCAAGGTGTACTTAGTCGGACTATCCTTGTAGTCACGCTCCTAAATAGTAATACACTTAAAACAATCTAATATTATGCGATTATTTCAAATCCTAGAATCTCCAATCGTATCTTTTGCTGCTATCCCTGACACCACAGAAGATCAAGTTGATGATCAAACGGAAGATCAGGATGATCCAAACAAACAAGGTACTATCCGTACTGTTAAAGGCGCTCACTTGGTATATAAACGCAAAGATGATGCTACTCGGTACAGTGAACTGTGGATATACAAAAGCAACAAGTTAGCTAAGCGCGAAGATGTGGTATACACAGCAATTCTTGCTGGTACAGATATTTCCAAACACTCTCGCAAGAGTCCCGATGGAGAGCAAACAGTTGATGTGTGGAGTGTAGGGGCACCTGAAGATACATTAAATTTTGTCCAAATAAATGGCCTCTCTAACTAAAATCGTCCCAACTCCAGCAACATTTTTTGCTTGGTTTAGGGTCGTGATCGCACTATATGCACTACCCAGTGATCAAATAACTCAGGTTCAGCTCACACAGCGAAATAAGATGTACGAACTGCTGTTGGCGGATTGCCTGTCTAATAACCCCGTCTTGCAAGGATTGACGCGGTTGCGGGCTATCGGAACTCTCAAGCTGCTTGATGAAGGCGCTTATGAAAAAAGTTGGGTAGCCACTGAGGCTCGCCGAAAATTAGAACAACAAGCCGTTCTCGCATCATCTACTCCACTGTCTGTTGTCAACTAATTCAGATGTGTGTATGCTGCATACACTATGATATACACATCCACAAAAAGTAAACCTAAAAAATTAACAAAAGCGCAGCGAGAGTTGTTAGTCGAATGGGAAGCCCTCAAGCTTCGATACCGAGCCAACACATCCGCCTCGGCAACCAAGACCACCACTAATAGTAACTCTTTTTGGCAACCAAAATCTCCGCCTCGTGGAGAGTCGCCGAAGCTCTCGTCCTATGGTGACCTGGTCGGAAATGGCACAACCCCAATTCACAAGCCGGTGCTAACAGTTACTGCTACCATAGCACCAATCTGTAACAAAGGTGCGTACCAAGTAATTACAGACAGCAAAGACTTTCATACGATGGGTAGGAAAGTTTAATAACTCATTGAGATCAGATTTTATGTCTTTTGAAGTTCAGCAACGCATCGACCAATCTCGCTACCCCCTTGACCCAACCTGCATGTTTTGTGGTAGTGATGTTGGGCACACAGAGGAGGTGTGGACAGGCGCAACCGAAGAAGATAAGTCTGGTTGGGAGGTGTGGTTTTGTTGCCACCCCTGTAGAGATATTGGAGCCGATTCTCCATGCGAAACATTCTACCCTATTCGATTAACCACTAACTAGAACATACTACATGCAATCAAGAACAGTAACAGAGTTTAGCTCAATAACCAACAAAATCGAATATGCACTACCAGATTGTGATGTCGACTCATTTTTGAGATTTGCTCGAGCAACGAGAACCACCCGGTGCATATTGGTTGACGGCGAAGTTGTACATTCGGGGTTATTTGATCCTACATCCATTGCTAAAATAGTAAAGTCGAGTAGACCCACTAAGTGAGCTTTGACACCATCTTTAGATTACCACATAATTAGATCACTCCCATCACTATATTCAAACATCCATGAAACAACATCCACAATTCTGTACAATCACACCAACGGCATACTTGCCTAAATTTGCCCGTGCAAACGGCTCCGACTTCCACTTGCTTTTGGCACATTTAATTGATCCCAATTCATCTCACTATGATCCCGGCTACGCATCATTCTATAAGGAGTCGAAGTATTCCAACGAAACATACATCTGCGACAATGGAGCTTTCGAGTTAAATCAGTCATATGCTCCTGACCGATTAATCACAATTGGTAAGTCGGTAGGAGCTGATGTATTAGTGTTGCCTGATTACCCTGGGCAACCATCCGATGTCACAATTACAGCAGCGAAGAAATATATTCCACAATTCAAAGACGCGGGATTCAAAACATTCTACGTCCCACAATCAGCACCAGGTGATTGGGGTGGGTGGCTACGAAGCTTCGAGTGGGCTCTATTCAATCCTGAAATTGACATGATCGGTATGTCAATCCTCGCACACCCAATTGCACTTCCCCACATCCCAAAATCATACGTCCGTGTTGTAGCAGCCGATCGTATTGCAACCTGGCTAACACAAGATACTGAGCGTGCTGAAGCATTCTACTACAAACACATCCATTGGTTGGGTTTGTTGAATCCTGGACTGGAGTTACCGGCACTGTTGGGGATGGGTCTCGTTGATACCCTCGATAGCTCCAATCCTGTGTGGTTTGGTCACTGTGGAATTCCTTACAATCAATTTAGTGAATCACTGACTCCTGTTGACAAGAAATATGTACCAGAGGTAGACTTCTCAGTTCACCCCGTTAAAGATGACTCAATCATCTCCCATAACCTCGCAATTATTGACGAGATTTTTAGATCGTATCAAAAATGATTATTTCACCACAAAAAGCCTACGACCTCGGGATTGTTACAAAACTATTAAACGCTACCAAACAAATTGGCAGTGATGGTATTGATTTGACAATCAAATCTATCTCGCGGGTGGCTAGTCCACACCGACCAGTTACCCTATCAGAATCCAAACAACGGACACAGTACCTCGATCATACCCCTATTATACCGGTATCGACCCCGGGTGCAGATTCTAGTCTACCACGATCGTACTTCTTGCACCCGGCTGTGTATGATGTTACATTTAATGAAGGGTGTGCATTGCCCTTGGGGGTAGCTGCAACATTGCACCTGCGCAGTACATTCGTGCGCAATGGTTGCTTTGGGGTAAGTGGTTTGTACGATTCCGGCTTCACTTCAACAAACTGTGGAATGCTGTTACACGTCAATTACACAATCGCCGTTGAAGAGAATATGCGGTTAGCCCAGATGGTGTTGTGGGACAGTGATTCAGCTAAGTTGTATGATGGTACGTACAACAATCAACTTGGTACATCCTGGAAGGACACAGCCACCAGCAATATTGCTCGTCCAACGACAGAATTTGATAAGGACGTATTGTGAGCAAAGTCTTATTCATTGACGTTGAGACTAGTGGATATAGTAGGAATACCGGCATGGATCGGAGCAACGGCTACAAGTACCAAATTGTATCCCTTGGAGGGGTAGTATCAGATACTAAAACGCTCAAAGAAGGAAACTCATTCTATATTGAAATTAAACCAAATGGTATGAGTTTGTGGGACAGTGAAGCAGAGGCTGTACACGGACTGTCGAGAGAGTACCTAGAGGAGAATGGTGTTGAAGAAGAGGAAGCTCTTGCAGCATTCTGTGAATTCTTGAGCGAAAACTTCGACACGAACAAGGCTCTAACGCTTGGTGGACACAATGTAGATACGTTCGACCGGCATTTCTTACTAAGTTGGTTCGACAAATACAACATGGCTCTCAAGTTGTCGGGGCACAGCATCGATTCGTTCTCAGTTGGGTCTATCCTATATAACACCAAGGACTCGAATGAGTTGTTTGAGATGTTCAATGTAGTTCGTGACAAGCACAATTCACTTGAAGATGCTCAAGCTGCACTCAAAGCGGTCAGAATGATTCGTACTATTTTCAATAAAGCACTAGACGCAAATGTTTGAATTCATCAAGAAACTCCATATATTATTGGAAGCAAAGAAACCCGCCGGGGATTATGCTGCACTCTCACTGAGTGATACCAGTATTGCTGCCATCAAAGATTGGGCGCGCAATCATAATATCAAAATTGATGATGAGTACGACCTACACATCACAACTGCGTACTCAAAGACACCATTTGAGTATGATTGGACCACTCTCAAAACTGATCTGGAGAATGTGGAGGCTCAGCCGACTAAGTTTGATGTGTTTGAAACACCAAATACCCAGACTAAACTGTTGGTAGTCCGTGTGAAGTGTCCCTATGCGACAAAGAGGTTCAAAGAATACATGAAGTGTGGAGCTGAGTATGATTATGATGAGTATCTCCCTCACATCACACTGTCTAAGGAATGGTCAGGTGAGTTGCCTGACGTATCAACACTACCAAGAATCGTGCTCACGAGCGAATATCACTCTAAGTTGGAGGACTGATAAAATGGTACAACTAGAATTCGACTTTCCCACACCGCTAGACCAACTCAACACTGAACTCGCTGAGATTATGGATTCAATCGCGGCCCTGTGCATCAGACGAGATACTGTAAAAAGCAAAATACGCCAAATGCACAATATTGATATGGTGAACAGTGTTCTTGGTGCCCGGATTGTAGGCACTACAATTTATTTTCCCCACCAAACTAAATGATATTTCAAAATGTAACCCCTGCGGTTAACGCACTAACTATCGATAACGGCTTCAAGCACATCGTCAGTGTCAATTCGTACGGTGGAATCGGCAAAGACGGCAAACAACCTTGGTACATAAAGGAAGATTTGAAGCGATTCAAAGAACTGACTATGGGGCACACTGTCGTGATGGGGAGGAGGACGTATCTGGATGTTGAGCGAATTGCTCAAGAGAAGGGTATTGAATTTCTGCCAGGTCGCAAGTGTTATGTTGTTAGTAATACTGAGGACTTTACCCCGGCCCACGCCACCAAAATTCCCAGCGTAGGTAAATTGCGTGATATAAACATCATGCAGGATGGTGAGACTGTATTTGTAATTGGAGGGTATTATTTGTTTGTAGAAACACTACCCTTCACAACACACTGTTACATGACTGTAGTCAAGAACACAGATGATTGCGATGTATTCTACCCCATAAAGGCGATTTCCACAAACTTTGTGCCTGTAAATAAAGCCGGCGAGCTCGACGGAGATAATTTTGTCTTTGTCGACTATGTGAGAACTTAATTTACACACAAAGGTACGGTGAATCAGGCAATGAGCAAAATCTCCAAAAATAACAATCTTGATGAAGAAGCAGAATTAGATGATGCCCCGATTAACATCGTATACAAGCAAAGTCTTTCGCGGGTAATCCCCGTAAAACAACATCCGTACTACTTGTATGGACCGATCGGCGCACCCGCTAATTATGTTGAGATGATCAATACGATTCGCACTGCAGAACCACACGATGACATCACGATATACCTAAATTCGGATGGTGGGAGACTCGATACTGGTATTGCAATTTGTAGCGCAATTGCTGAATCACGAGCGACTGTTACGACAGTGCTAGATTCTAGTGCTAGCTCGATGGCTGCAATTATTTTCCTTGCGGGGCACCAGTATGTTGTGCATGATTGTACAATGTTGATGTTCCACACATTCAGTGGTGGATTCTATGGTAAGAGTTCGGACGTCGATCGACAGATTGTCGCATACAAGAGACAATACTCAAATCTCGTCAAGAAGATATGTTCAAAGTTTCTCACCAGCGATGAGATTAAGAAGATAGACAACGGTGAAGAACTTTGGTTACTTTCTGAGACAATTGAGAAGCGACTGAAGGAACTAGCCAAGCAAGCGCAATCAACTCTCCAAGAACCTAAACCAAAAAAATTAACTTCAAAATTAGCTAAACCCAATCCCGATCAACCCATTGAATAATACATACACACATGGTACTGCCTGGATCTGACGACACTCTCGAGCAGATAATCACATCAAGCGGGATCCTAGGATCCCGCTCCCCGTCTGGGTGGTATACACTGCGTTGTCCGGTGTGTAATGATAAGAAGTCGCGCGGCGGGTGGAAATTTGAGGGTGGAAGCGCAAGCTACCACTGTTTTAATTGCTCTACCACAGCTGGATACAAAGCCGGCGCTAGCCGATTCTCTGAAAAAATGGTAACGGTTTTATCAGACTTTGGGTTATTGGATAGCGCAAAATCAGTACTATTCTCGGCATTCGCCGCAGGTGGTCGGCAAGTCGACTCTACTCAGTATATCCCAGCTAACCTCGCTGAAGCCTCTCAGATTGAACTACCGACCTTCTTCAGACCGCTGGATCCAACTCGAGATACTACATATGTGGATTACTTACGCACTCGAGCACTCGAGCCTTCCAGTCATGAGTTTATGGTGAGTGATAAAATAGGAGGCAAGTGGCAAGACAGGTTGATTGTTTTGTGCCGCAACCAAGCTAATCAGGTAACTTTTTTTCAAGGTCGTGACATAACAGGCAACCCCAACACAAAGCGTTGGGAATCACCTATCCACCCCAAGACGAACGTGTTGTTCAATTACAATTCAATTCCGCGGTTCTCGGAAGATGATATTGTAGTGTGTGAGGGATCATTGGATGCTCTATCGGTGTCTAATGGTGTTGCAATACTGGGGAGCACTTTCTCTAAGTATCACGTTCACAAATTGACGCAAGCGCGTGGTAGAAAAATCATCGTACCAAATAAAGATGCAAATGGCGCTGTGATGGCTAAGCAAGCCCTTAGTGTTGGGTTCTCACTGAGTTTCCCCGACATTGGATCTTGCAGCGATCTTAACGAAGCCCTGCGCAAATATGGGAGTATGTACCTCGAAAGTGCAATTACACAAGGAATTGTTGATAGTGAATTTAGTGCACAAATGAAACTGGGACATTGGGCATCATAAATCCAAAATAAGTGTTGACTTGATGTTGAATTAGGGTATAATTGAACCTAAGATCAAACAAGGAAGTTCAAAATGATTAAAATTACAAAAATTCACACTGTTGAGATTTTTATGAAATCTGGAAACTCACTGGTACTCGATCGGGTCAAGGAAATAACTGTGGACTATACGAATAGTGTGATTTCGTCATTTAAACTTGCTCAAAGCACTCAAGCAAAGACCAGATTGTTGGTCCAATCCATTGAGCTCTTGCAAATTGAAGCGATCACGTATTCAAACCCAACATACACACTATTTTATTGAAACGCAATTTAACAATACTGTGGACTTTTGTGAGTAAAAATCTCATTTCTCAAATAAGTGTTGACATGATGTAGAATTAGGGTATAATTGACCCTAAGATCAAACAAACAAGGAAAACCAAGATGAACTTTTATATTAGCGCTGAAGGTTGTGAAGTGATTAGTGGTGAAACAGGGACAGCCGTTCCAATCCCACGTGTTGGTGAAACTGTGGCGATGCGCAAAAAAGGACCAGGACAGTTGCGACAGTTGTGCGATACTATCGTCGAATCGGTGTCGTATGATTTCTTTCAACAAACTGTGGAAATTCGGTGTGCTAGATGTTATTGATGAAATTGCTAGAGAGATCAGGTGTGAGAGCTTAGCACGAATAATCGTGTAATGTCCGCATGCGATAGAATTCGAACCTGGGAGAAAATAATTATGCAAATTGCAAAAACTATCGACGGGACAATTGTTCAAATCATGAAATTTGTAGACACTGTTGCTTTTGCTCCAGAGCGCGGTTGGTTTTGCATTTGTGTTGACTTCCATAAACCTCAACACAAGCGGTGTGAAGTCAAGTGGGTACCAGCGTCTACTAGGTTTGTTTGGACACGCACGATTTCGATCTGTTGACCTTATTCCAATTTTAGTATATAATAGACCCTACATCAACTCACTAGACTCATGTATGTGAGATGTGAAACCCCATCCAACGAACCCACAACTAATGGAGATCATAATATGACATATTCATTAAAAATTTACATGAAGTCTGGTGCGATTATCGAGCTTGACAAAGTTGAGTCTTGTGACATCGATTTTAACACCGAGAACCTCACGGCATACCCAAATCAGGCATATTCTTCGTACAGCCCCATAAGCCCTCAGTCTCTGTGCAATCGATCGATCAGCAATTTCGTACAATCTGGTAGTGCACGCAACTTAATTGAGTTGGAAACGCTCGATTTGAATGAAGTTGTAGCGATTGTTCGAGTATACTAAAAACATAGAGGAATTAGATTGTGAGTAATTATGCAATAGCTTATATTTGCCTGCAGATTGTGGGTGCTTTATTTTTAGCACACATGCATGGTAAGCCGCAAGTCGGAAATTACAACTTTTGGGTTAGTGTCGTGTGCGCTAGCCCAGCTTGGGCGTGTGTATACTTTGGTGGATTTTTCAAATGAACCAAGTAGAAATCATCAAAGCCATCCTCGCTGGTGATGTCTTAGACATTAAGTTCCTAGGGGAGCAGTGGGACTGTTTCAATAGTGCAGCCACGCCAGTCGAACGAACTTTGCGAGCATACATCAGTAACTACGAAGGCCGATATGAGCTCGCAGAGTTTCGTATTCGACCCAAGGTGAAGACCTATCAGTCCCGCGCGTACATTGATAATGAAGGTGGCATCTTTCACTGGGTGTCTACTGGCTCATTGACGCAAGACGAAACCATAAATGCACATGGCTACTGGGCCCGCTGGATAGAAGAAACACAAACCAAGGAATATGTATGATTAGAATTAAAACACTACACACAATCAATGTAGATGATTTTGACCAATTAGTCATGGATACATATGGACGCATCTACAATTTCCAACAACAAGATAGTTGTAAATCTCGTGGGTTGGAATATATCACAGTTCCATCAGATGGGTATCTTGGGGATTATGATAACGACACAATTCCAGATGAAGTTAATGGTGAAGAGCGGGGTGTGAGTTTCAGCGCCTGGCTCGCTCGTGACCCAAAAGAATGGTACGGTATCCCAGATCAAAATACTCAGTGGTATATCGATTTATTCTGGGCTCGAAATTTTTATCCTAGTGTTGATATGGTTATCAATGATCTACATGCCAAAGGTCTACTGCCTGCAGGTGAGTACGCAATTAATATTGATTGGTGAATTATGATTAGAATTATTGATACAAAACCACATAAAAGTGTAGTTAAAGAAGTTGTTTGTAAGAACTGCGGTTCGACATTGGAATATACACCGTCTGACGTGCAACGATCATATACAACAGATTATACTGGTGACAAAGATTATTATAATTTCATTAAGTGTCCTTCATGTTCTCATGAAATTGTAGTGAAATAATGTGTGTATTTAAGGTTTCTTCGTTTAACACGGTAAGACCATTACCCTTCGATTAGTCAGAAAACAGGCGTCGCTGACTTGGTAATGAAATAGGTTCGAGCCCTATAGAGACTACAATTAGGAGATTTAAATTATGGCTAGTTTACGTGGTGAATTTTTAGATTATTTGTCAACCGCCGAAGAATTCATCTTTGCAAATGAAAATTCATTCATGTTTGAGTTTACTGGCGGCTTTGCTAAACAATGTGGGTTATCTAATGAATTAGTTAGTGTTAGTTTTTCAGCATACGGTGTAAAGATTGTTTATGTTACACCCGACGGGCAACATGTATCTGGCGTGATAGAAGCCAGCCAATATAATGACTGGGTTTCGCATAGATGTGTCGTCAACATACAACAATTAATCTGAGAGTAAATTATGATCGAAATAGCACCAGATAATCACATTGCATCACTGACAAAGTGGAGTGAGTCGAGTTGGGTGGAGCCAATTCCAGTTTTTCTTTTAGATCTTGAGTGTGAAGAATATCAGGATGAAGACCTTGACCCGCACTATGCATGCAAACATGAGGGTGATTTTTACTATGACCCATCTACAATTGTTTGTTCTAGTGTAATGCAGGATGATTCCTCTACAGAATTTAATATTGCTATGCTGCACAACAAACCAGACTGGGCAACACACGTACACTGGAGTTCAAAATGATTAAGAAAATCAAAGGGTCATTCCTTAAAGCAGCTAATCTACGTCGGTACAATAATGAACCAATTCGAGATGGTGATTATGTCGGTATTGGTAAGAACAGGCATTGGCGGATCAATTGTGATAATGAATTTGAATTGTCGGAAAGCAATGAAACATTTGACCGATGGGCGCTTTCCAAACGTGCAACCAGGTTAATCACTGATGAGCTTACCGATGTAAAGAAATTTGTGGCAATGGTAGATGAGCTGCATGCTGAAATTTTGGTGCATGAGGCTAATGAGCACTATTGGGATGTTGATCTGTATTTGAGTGTATTGGAGTAGAAATGTACCTATCTCAAATGTCAGTTGGAAAAAACTACAAATATATAAACAGTACTGTAGTCCTGGTATATTTGGGTGCACAGCGCCACCCGCTTGGTTGGTTCTATCAGTTTGCAAATCTCAACGAACCTAAAATTTGTTGGTTAGAACTACAAGAGTATGAACTTAGACAACTTGAGGAGTCCACATGAATGATAAAACTATCAACGTTACGCCACGACGACTCGTCCGATACACTAGTCGCAGAAATTGTACGCATGGCTGAACTGCTGAAAAGGTGGGATGAAGATCACCCTGATTCAGATTATGTCGCCCTGCCTCAAGCATTTGGTCCTAAAATATCCTTCGCGGGTAGTAATCTACTCATCGATTGTGATGACATTGCAGACCTAATTTTAGGGGAAATTGATTCATATTCTACAACACCAGAGTATGATCCACTTACTACTGGATATGTACCGAAACCAAAGTTGACTAATGCTGAATACGCTGAACGCTGGCAGAAACATGAGTCGCTGATATCAAGAATGTCTGAGTGGGTAGATGTCATCGCCCGCACTCCAAAATATGGCGAACGGGTGTTTGCTATTCACGACCTCAGACCCATTGGTAGGGGTAGATTTGTGGCAGACTATTACTTTAGTGAATATGGCTTTGTCGCTAATGAAGGAGACACTGATTGTTATGGATATATTACCCATTGGATCTCCGTTGGTGATGTGAAATTAATTTTGAGATAATAGTAGTTAACCTTTTGTAAATTAGGGGATAATAGACCCAAAGCGCAACCAATCTAAGGATACCATGACCACAACAATTTTGACAATCTTGCTTTTTGCCGCATCAGCTTCAAGCCCTCCTACACTACTTGGTGAATACGCATCTCCGACTGCATGTGAACAAGCTAAAGCGCAAATCTTGAATCACATTACTGTAGGACGCATGATGGGCGTCCTACCTACATATATTCCCGCCGCTTATATATGCGTACCAACGGGGAAAATTAACAAAAATTAACCGTTGACCTTTTGCAAATTAGGGTAGATAATTACCGTATCGACAAACAATTCAACTAAGGTACACATATGCAATTTGATATCACAGTAACTATCCGAGTGACAGTCGCGGACCGCGACGAGGCGCTAGCAATTGCTGATCGTTATGGCAACATGTCTACAGGGTATCTCAGCATCGGTGCTGACTCTTTCGATGTGACTGCACTGGCAGAAGTACAGGAAATTTCTTCCAATGGAGCGAACTGATAATGACTATTGAATATAAATCCATAATCACAAGCCCTGAATACTTGACAGCCCTCAAAAAATCGTTGCGTGATGGGCAGGTGTGTGACTATGAAACTGGTCGAGCGATTAGTTGCGATACCGTAATGGATACAGCAGCAGATGTAATTGAAGTTCTTCAGGAGCGAGTTACATCAATGGAACGATTATTGAAAATTATTCACCACAACGCCAATGTGGAGGGTATGGTGGGGTTTCGTGAGTGGTGCAGCGGTACTATAGAATACAAATTAAAACATCTTTAATAATCTGGCGTTCGTATAATGGATAATACTGGAGATTTCTACTCTTCAAATAGCGGTTCGATTCCGTTACGCCGGACCAACTAATATATTGAAACGGAAGCTCAACGGTCGAGCGCCATCCTCATAAGATGGGGGAAGTGGGTTCAACTCCCACCCGTTTCACCAGTAATAATTTATCATGAAGGAAATTCAAAAATGAAACAGCAACTATTTTTATCACAAGAGCAATTTACTAACTGGCTGTTCGGTCTGCGCTCAGGTGAGTATACTCAAGGTAGAGTACTTCTTAGAACTTCGGATAAAGAAGCCGGTACATGTTCTCATTGTTGCCTTGGTGTGTTATGTGAAGTTTCTAAGTTTAAATTTGATGATACTTGCGGATATTATTTTGATGAGGTTACTGGATGTAGGTCATCGCATGCGTTTCCAACACCAAATGATGAGACAAAAAATCCATATGTTGTTGCTACTACAGACGAGCAAAAAGAGTTTGTTAAAAAGATGAGAGACAAAACTGGATACATGATTGACTTTCAGTCGTTAGCGAGTATTAACGATTCTGGTAGGTTTACATTTAATGACATTGCAGATAGTATCGAAATGTTTTTTGAACCATCCCATTCATAAGGAAATTCAAAATGAACTTCTCAGAACACGTCAATGTGCCCGCTGATTATCTCCCTCGATCTGATTGGGAAATTGTGATGGCTGATAAGCAGCGTTGTGTAAAACTAATCGAAGATGTATATGATTTGTTAGTTGCTGGTAATCACATTGAGGCGAAGGAATTGATTCAACAGCGTGTCAATAATCTCACAGTAAATGTACCATTCTATATTGATGTAGGTGAATAATATTAAGAGCCAAAATGATTAAACAATTCGACCATGATTTCTTCAATATTACAGCACACATTACTGATTACAACAAGGTACTATTCCTGTCCGATGGCGACGTGCGCTCGGTAGGATTAGTGGATGTTTTCATTGAACTTGGTGGGACTGTATTATTAAAACGCTCGATGCCTTTTGATGTTGATATAGATGATGCAGAACAAGTATTTGGCGCTATTAAGCGGTCATACTTGCCAGCACTAATCAAAGAGGCAACATCTATGTTATAAGGAATTGATATGATACTAATAGTTCTCACACTCCTGGTAATTAAACATTTCGTTGTTGATTTCCTAATACAAACAAAGTATCAGTGGAGTAACAAAGGTACATATTTCCACCCAGGTGGATTATTGCACGCTGGACTACACGGTATTACTACACTCGCCTGCTTCTCACTACTATCACTCAGTACCGCAATGATTGCTGCTCTGGTTGATTTTGTTGTTCACTACCATATTGATTGGGCGAAGATGAATATTAATGCGCACTATGGATTTGGACCAAATACTCACGGAGAATTCTGGTGGTTGCTTGGACTAGATCAGTTCCTACACTCGCTGACGTATATTGGGTTGTTGTATTACGCATTTTATACGTAGATTGTGGTGTCAGCCACGAAGCACGGTGTGCGTTGACCTGATCTGAAATTGGGGTATAATTGAATCATCTAACAAAATAAGGTGGGATTCATGAACATACTAGGAATAGACGACTCGATCACTACCTGTGGTTGCTGTGGGAAATCTGGCTTGAAATTCACGATCCTAGTTGAGCGAACTGGTGAAGTGTTCAATTACGGTCGTGTATGCGCAACTAAACATACAGGCTTAGGCTACACTCAAATTAAGCAGAACATCACATGCGCTCGTGAGGCGATCAAAACCGCAGCGAAATTGGAATACACCAATAGCACTGAGTACCTAATGCACTGTAATAAGTTACGGGAGCTTAATAACTCAGGCGTGAAGAGTGGACGGGAATTCTATGCCGCCCAAATGGTAGATTTGGCGAGAGCTGATGCCAAGAAAATCGAGATCGCTGCAAAGTACAAAATTGCCGCGCACTCATTCTGATTACCGTCCATTATATGACCTCTAGAACAAAATACCCTCGAACGTACCACCTACCATTCTCCCCAGGCCTCCAATCAGACGACAAGGTCATCCAATCTATGGAGGATCTGATAGGATCTGAAGTTGTCGTGACACTGAAAATGGATGGTGAAAACACTACGCTGTACCCAGATGGGTATCTACACGCACGTTCGATCGACTCGGTGTCTAATTGGACTCGTGATATTGCTAAGAAAATTCACTCACAAATTGCCCACGATATACCAATCGGGTACAGGCTGTGTTGCGAGAATGTATATGCCAAACATTCGATCCACTATCCAGATGGTTACCTGGAGGGGTACCTATATTTGCTGTCTGTGTGGAATGATGACACTTGCCTGTCATACGACGACACGCTGATGTATGCTGAACTATTTTCCCTCCCAACACCAAAACAACTGTATAGAGGTGTATATGATGAGAGTGCACTCAAGGAACTCGCGGCAAATCTTGATACTGCGATTGAGGAAGGTTTTGTTGTGAGGGCGACACGCGCATTCAATTACGAGAACTTCAGCTCTTGTGTCACAAAGTACGTCAGGGCTGGACACGTGCAGACAGATCAACACTGGCTCAAAAATGCTAGTCCAAACGGAAAAATAAGTTCAAAATAACTGTTGCCCATTGATGTGAATTAGGGTATAATAGACCCTAAGAGCAATATACGATAGAAAGCCTATAATGAAATATTCAAAGAAACTATTAGTAACATCGATGAAATATGTGATGCCACATCTACAGGAACGATATGTTCTGGATGGAGAGTTGCAGGATTTCATAGAAGGTGCCGCCGTAGAATATTTCTTGAAAGACCCTGATCTAACACAAGACGAACAACACGGTCGATATGTGGTTAAGTGTGCACTCGTCGAACTTCAGCAAACCGACAGTCTGGCGTTTGGGTCGGTAGATGACCATTGGATGTGAGTAGATCAAAATAATGTTTAAATACACTGCTCACCCAGACGTACTGCGCAAGTATCGGAATATTGTACACCGTTCACCACCTATTGTCGGTGCAGCATATCGGTATGCTTGTGAGATAACAAGGTCACCACAAGCATACCTCGATTGTGGTGACTTCTGGAGACATTATATTAATATCAATCTGTATAGCTCAACAAAACTTAGTCGAGTTCCTGTGAATGGGGTACTAATTGACGCACACTGGTTTTTGGAATCAGACAACAATTGTATCGACGCATCAACGGTTTTGTAACTGAAAGTTTGACATGAAAAATAAAGTAACGCTACTCGCTGGCCAACACTTCATTGGTGACCCGTGCTGTGCAACTGAAGATGGTAAAATTCACATCGGGCACATCATGATTGATACTAATCCACTCGACGAAGACCCGTGCGATGAGGCAGATAGATTGTACTCCGAAGGAATCAATGATGAATAATCAAGCATTAACCGAGTTTTTGAACAGACCAATTGTCCCTACCGTTGACGAGTTACCATTTAAAGTTAACTCGTGTGTGCAAAGAAGAACAGAAGCAATTACGCTTAATCCAGTTTGTATTGGATATGATGAAGTGTCTGGATGGACAGTGGTCGCGGAAGTTCATGAAGACTATTACAAGTGGGTGAACCACTTTGAAGCATCACACCTAGTGTACGGTAAAGTGGTTGGAGATTTAGAATCGTTGGTAGAAGCCTCGACGGAAGCTGCCTACAATAATTTTATCGAATCATATGGTTCATGTATTGAAAACTGGGATTACCACGATATCTGAACTTTTTTTGATTAAAACCATAAAAACTTGAATTACTTGTTGACCTTACTCCGATTTGGGGTATAATAGACCCTAAGAGCAAGTTTAATAAAGGAAATTCAAAATGGCGACCGTATACACACTAATTTACATTGCAGCATCATTCCACAATCCATTAGCTGCACCAGCTGTGTTAGGTAATTATGCATCAGAACTTGCTTGCAAAAATGCAAGCACCACACTACTTGTGGCTAGTAAAGTTGGAGACTCTAATACCAGCCGATTTGTGTGCATCAACTCCAACACTGGTCAGAAAGTAAATTAAAAATAATTGTTGACTTACTTGAGGTTTCATGGATAATGGATATCAAGTGAGGATTACATTAAAATCTGAACATAGTAAACGATAGCTTAAGTAGTAGAGCTAGTACAAAGGTAGTGGGAAATATTAGCTATAAAGCCCATGAGAATAGTACGACCTGTAACCATCAGGTGGTAGTTGGCGCAAATCCAACCGAGTACTGTGTTCAGATTTTAGTGCAATTCTTGTATAAAATAAATTCAGAAAGAGTGGTTGCAAGGCAGCCAACTTCGTGTGGGCATAGATTAGTAGACTCCTAATTAGTATTGAGGGTCTGTGCCACGATAGGAGGTAATATTACCTATCGAGAAATCCACAGAGTTGTTGGGGTTCGATCTCCCCTTACTCACTCTTTCTAAATTTATTTTTCAACTTGAAAATAATCGTTGACATTTTCGAATAAATGTCGATAATGGGGTCTAAGTAGTTAGAAAATCTAAAATATTTTCAAATCAAATTTTATAGCTCATTGGTAGAGCAGTCGGAGCGGCGTTCAATTGCTATCCTATTGGATGGGAGGTTCAAGTTCTTTCTAAAATTTGATTTGAAAATATTTTTAAAATTTTGGTAAAATAATTGTTGACTTATATAAATAAAGCATATATAATAGACAGATAGCAAATAAAGAGATCAAGAAATG